AAATGTTTTCATTTTTTCTCCTTAGTTATTTTATAATTTGATTTTACTGTTGTTGACAGCATCTGAAATCTCAGAAGCTGTCATGTCGCCGGGATCACCGCGCCCATCGGGACATTCTGCCCAACGCACACGCCGTCCCCGGCATGACACCATTATATCACGTCCCATTGCTTCCCCTGCGCCATCTGCGTCAGGAAATGCGATAATTTCATCAAAATACTTTTTAATCAGACTGTATTGATGCTCTGAAATCTTAGAACCCAATGTGGCTATCACATTAGGAAAGCCTGCCTGATGTATTTTGATTGCGTCTAAACTGCCTTCTGTTATTATTACAGAGTCGTATTTCTTAGCGTTACATAGATTAAACAATACTTTCGCACGTTTGAATCCGTTAGTATACAAATATCTAGGCTCTTGTTCTTTATCGATTGCTCTACCTATCATACCAACTAACTTATAACTCGCATCTCTAACCGGAATAACAACTCTTCGTTTTTTATCTGAGAAGCACACCTCAAAGTATTCTAATGTGTCTATCTCAAATCCTCGATCTGTCAAAGAAGACAACTTGTAACTATCCTCATCATAGTCTATTACCAGACCGTCTATCGACAGTTCTATATCCTCGCTAGTGTCTACCTTCTTGTTTAGTTTTATTCTAAGAAGATCAGGATTGACAACCTTGGTCTCGATCACATCCTCATTCAATAGTCTTCTATGTAACTGTCTAAAGTTCCCCTTTGCACCACATGATGGATTGAAACATTGCCAGAGACCAGTCTTCGTATTCACATAACATGATGCACTGTCAGTGTTTCTATGAAATGGACAGTAGATTGCAATCTCTTCTATGCCCTGCGCCTGCACGTTAACGTTGGCTCTATCAAGAAGTTTCTGAATGTCATCTAGCATTCTTGAAACACCAACTTAAAGCTATACAAATCCTCCCCATGCAGATATTCAAGCATCAGTTTAGACTCGACTCTTCGCCCCTCATAGAGTTCCTCACTAATCATGTCGCCAATCCAAGGCTTCAGTCTATTTAGAGTTCCTGGATTTTCCACCACTCCAGTAACCATTGGATTATCTCCATCAAACTCTAAGAATTCGCTAATCTGATGGTACTCACTCATGCGAGATCCCACTCTTCTTTCCAATCTCCAGTATCTAGATTCCAACGAAGATAGAAACCGAAATGGGTTGCTCTCCTGACCTTCCTACTGACAATTTGGAATACCTCAGAATTGTATTCCCTATGTATTGCCAATACCAAGTCTGCATCATATGCCAACTGCTTAGACCACGCCACCTCTTCCAACTCTGGTGGACGCTCAGAATGCCCATCCGCCATAGTGACTGCAGCAACATCTATAATAGGCACAGAGTTCTTTACAGCCATCCTCTTAAATGCCTTAGATAGATTCTTAGCCTTCTCAGTTTCACTTTTTGCTCCACTAGCATCGTCAAATAGACCGTGATAATCGAGAATAACCAAGTCCGGTTTGTACTGATCTATCTTAGCCTGAACCATATGCTGATCAGCGGTATCCATACCCTCTGTAGTGACGACATGGATCGGATGCTTACCAGAGTATGTTTCCTCTGCCCAAGCTTTATACTTATCAACAATGCCTGGGTTTGCAGTTACCAAATCAGTATTAGAGAAATGGCCTTCACCATTATTTAACAACGTATCAATACGCTGAGCCTCCTGCTGCTTGTTCATCTCAAGCGAAATAACCAAAGGAGTGTATCCAGCACGCCAAGCATTTACTGCAAATAGGCGAGCAACAAATGACTTGCCTACCCCAGTCCATCCAAGCAAAACAACAAAATCGCCAGCCTGCCAGCCTCCAAAAATCTTATCCATAATCTGAATACCACTTGGCACACCGATAATATCTCTGTTTTTCTCTTTTGAACGTGCAAGAAGATCTTCAAATCTATCCTCCCACTCTTCCACCAAGTTCGTGTCTCTCAATGAAGAGCTAATCTTGATCATTTCACTAGTCCTGGACATCAAGTATCCAATTGCCTCTTTAGGACCAGCTTGCTCTACAAGATCATTACTTCTTGACAACGCAGTTCTAACCTGCTGAGATAAAGACTCCCTGTGCGCAACATCAATATAATATTGCAATGGCTCCGTTACATGGAAGACTTCAAAATCTGGGAAATGATGTTTAATCGTTTCCGTTGATGGGACTTTCCTATGTGATTCATAATGTTCCGCAATGAAGGACCAAATATCTTTCTGCTCAACAAATACATTCTTGACATTTTCTGTCCCGCATAAAGCGAAATCGCCATCAGCCACAATAGCATTTAGTAGTTTAGTTTCGTAATTCAATTTGACTCCATTTTAAGTCGCGTTTGCTCAACAATTTCTTTAAATCTTTTTTTAGACTGTTCTTCAAATTTAGACCTTTCTATGAGATCTCTAGATTGCAAGGCAAAATCAAAAACCAAAACAGCGCCATAAGCGTCAGAAATAAATTTACCAACAGCAGGCTTTAACTCTTCATAATTAAAATGGTCAACTAAACTTTTAGCGACCTGATCCTGTCTCGGTGGATCTGGAACAAACAACTTGCCTTGTTCATCACATTCCTTCTGGAAAAAGATGATCAAGTCCTGACCAGTTGGTATCTTCTCCATCATCAACCTCCTTCCACAGCAACTCGAGTCTATCGAATTCACTAGTTCCAGCAAGCACACCTAATGGAACACTATCATCATCATCATACTGCCCCAACATATATACAGCACAACTCATTAATGCTGGACATACCGTACAGATGGCTTTTGCATACTCAATCTCTAACTCGACATAACTTAGCCAGAAATGACTGCGATCATTTTCGATGCACAGGGCACCATCCAACTGTGGCATTGTTAATCCTTATCTAGTTCAGAAAGTTTTGACTCAATCTGCTCGTCAACCTTCTTCCAAAGCTGTGCCCACACAGTGTCGTTATCTATGATGTCGGTTCTTACTTCGGCTCCAGCATCAAGCCTCAAGGACTCATAGTTCCCTAAGTTTTTTGTGATGCCTAATGACACCCAAATCTTGCCTTCTTTATGATTATCATTCATTAAAATTCTCCAATGCTCTGTTGCTCTTTTGTGATAGATCCCTTATTCTGGATCTGAGTTCTCTGCTAGTTATATTTTTTTTCGACGGACGACCGGGCGGCTTCCGCTCTGAGAAGAATGATAGCATATCCGCAGCGTCATCCTGCGTATAGAACCTCCATTTTTTCAAACCGGAATCTCCCCCGACCCTCTTAGGTGGGGATAGGTGGCCAAGACGCTCGTACCTTCTAATTGTATCAGGTTTCCTCTGAACAATCTTGGCCACCTCCCCTATCGTATAAACTCTTTTCAAAAACAGATACGCACTATCTAATGGTATCTCGAGGGTGTCCTCAGAAATGAGTTGTTTGATCTTAATCTTATTAAACTTTTTATGAATAGATAAGACCTTCACCAAATCAGGCCCATATGAATAGACCTTATTAAGTGATACTTTAAAATTCAAGCCTATCAGCCTTATCTACTATTTGTTTAAGACTAGCTCTTGTCGCACCCTTCCACACGTCCCCAGGTACATCTCTTGACCAACCACAACCCATGCAGGTTAAATCAATAAATGTAGATTTAGGAATGCCGCGAGAAAGAATTCTTCCGTTGCACTTTCGGCAATGAATACTAGCCTTTTCCATTTTCAAGTCTTAACTTTTCAGCGTAGCGGCAGAGCCACTGTCGCCAACTTGAGTTGCAAGAACACTCTTGAGAACAGAAATACCTGCACCAACAGCAGCAACCCCAGCAGCTTTCGCGCTGGCAAGGTCACCGACCGTATAGACGGCCAAAAACGCCTGCGCCGCAGTCCAGATTGCCCTCTCAAGAACATCCTTTAAAAAATTAACATTAAACATTTTTTCTCCTTTTAATCTAGCCAGCATGTGTATTCAGCCGTAACCATCCCATTTTCGGGATGGACAAACTGTAAATGCTGAGATGGTCTGCCAATAGCAGCCAGTGATTCCATAGCATATGTGTTAGTAGACTCGGGACTGCCAGCAACCCTACATTGTACGGTATTAAACGTCATCTTAGTAGGAGTATGCCAATGACCACAGAAGACATCTTGAAAATCTTCCTTTACAGCCCCGACTTTCCAGCCATATATCTTCTTCTGGAACGGATAAAACGAACCAAAAGATCTGAACTGGTCGCCATGACACAGTAGACAACTGTAATTTCCAATTCTATCTACTGTATACCAATTGCGCTCTCCGCGGCCATCTGGAATATCAAATGTGATTCTTGGTTCAGATTCAAACATTAAACTGATAATCCGATACAGCATACGGTCGGCATTCGTTTCGGGATCATGATCTTTTCTTGCTCTGCCGCCTATGGCGCCATGATTACCAATAACAGCAGCAACATGAATTGAATCAAAATTTTCAAGCATTGTTCTAAGGAAAGTAGCCATTATCCTAGGACCATCAACCGTGACCTGCCTATATAGGCCGCCGTCGATTAAAAATGATTGCCCTGGAAAGATTAACTCTCCCTCTACAATGTCACCCAGCGCCCAAACATGTAACTTCTTCACTGGATGATTTTCTCTCTGTATATTCGTCAGATGTACGACCTTCTCTGCAAACTTTTGTATTCTCTCTTCGCATATAGAAGAATCATAATCTGGTGTTATCTTAGCCAGCTGCCAATCTGCCAAAACGGCGACAGCAACCTCTTCTCCCTTAGTCCGTCTATCCTTTTTAGGGGCAGGGACATTCGGGAAAGACAAAGTTGAAACTTCATCTTTAACTGCGCCATAAACCGCAGCAGCAAGATCATCTTTCTTATCCTTAACCTTGTTATATTCTGTTACTAACTTATTATACGCGGCTCTAAGTTCGTAATCATTACTACACTTATCACCGCTAAGTGGGTCTGTCTCCACAGGGAAATCTCCTGACTCGAGCCTGAAGCGGCAGATCTTTTCACCCTCACAGGCATCAAGATCTTTCCGACATTTAGGATCTGCATATTTTTGATTATGGACATTGGGAATGAATTTGACTTCACATCCCGCTGCTTCACATACTTTCATTAGGCCTCCACAAATGGCTTCTAGACATCATACACCATCACCCGGCCTAGAACGCGGACCTCGGGAAGATTTCCCTGAGAGGTCCCGCATGACCACCTTACGCCCTCTCCGCTTCTCAGCGGTCCTGCTCGCAGTCACCCTCAACTTATCCTTATGCTTCCAGGTAAGACGCCTGCCTTCGCTGTGAATAGCAGTATGCTCCTGTGCCGTACACAAATACAAGTTAGTCGTGCGATTATCTAATTTTATTTCGTTAATATGATGCACCGTTTCCCAACTAGTTAAGTACCTATCTAAAAAATTCTCCATTACGACACGATGTTCGTATACGTATCCACAGATATCATTTGGATGATCTGGGCGCAGTACTCTTACATACCCTTTGTCGTCTATATACTTGCCCCCGCCAAAATTAGGATTGCTAGCACCCTCAAAATGATGATCCTTATGCCAGTTTATGCCCTCTCTTTTAGAGGGTAGACTATCAGATTGACGACGTGCCACAATCTTCGGCAAACAGTTGTGTCTTAGAAACGTTGCTGGCAAGAACCTTGTATGCCGCCGTCCCACCATCTCTCTTAACAAACAAAGTATACACCTGAGAAGAAATCCCGCTACCGCTATCTATAACAACTGTATACGAACCTCCCGCAATCTGCTTAGCCCCCATACCATTGGAATCCGGTACACCAAAATTCCATTCAGCAATTGTGCCAGTACCATGTGCTGTACCTGCAACAAGTCTAAAGTGATACTGATTTTCTTCATCATCACCAGTATCAATCTTAACTCCAGGTGTAGTAAATGTAAACTTAATCCACCTATTTGCACCCACTTGAAGAGCATTATCGCCATCCAACGCTATGACAGGTTCTGCGGTATCATCAACTATAAAGGGACTGACTGGCACGTCAGAACTAATTTCTTTAAACGCCAAAATACCCTGAGAATACCCCTG